ACCCGATACGGTTCCACACCGCTTACATCGACACTTACAACATTACAATTCAATCTCAGCAGTGCCCATTTTAGGATTTTTGGCGAGGCACCGGGGACTATAAACTTACTAGTTGGGTATTTTACCCTCAGGAGATTTGCCAGCTCGTACGCTTCCCTGAAATAACTAAATGTCGCAATTCTAAATCCCGCCCCTAAAGCTGCCTTTTGCCCTTTATCAAGATCACCATCTTCTAGGTGTATCCACGCAGTTCCAGAATCGAGCTGAACTGGAAACTTCTTAAGTCTAGGGATTAATTTAGCCAAGCGAAACTCTGAGCGCGTCACATTATAAATTATGTATCTCATAGATCACACTCCATGTTAACCCTACCGAGACCGCCAACAAAACCAATCATCACAATTGAAAGCCAAAAGACTTTTCGAATAAAACCACATTGCGCTGCCAAATTATTTACTGCTACTTCTAAGTTCTAGCCAATCACCTTGACATCTCCACTGCTGACTAGCTTAGTCGGTCCTTGTTGAGGTTCAAGGCCAACGTTTCAATTAGATTCAGCTGCGAGCCATTGAATTGTTAGCACAAGGAGCCAGTTACTGCCGACTTCATGGTCATAGCGGTTCCCGACACGAAACTCTATGGGTACGCACACCCATAGCCCTGTCGGATAACATCGCTAATTCGTTTGGCTGTGCCTGAGGACTAGGCGCGTGCGATCGAGCCACGGCCCACCGAAAACAGAAACCTCCGATGGCCTGCCGTACAGGTGGTGCAGCAGAAACGGCCCGGGGCCGAAAGTCCCGGCGTCCTCGCCGGGCAACGCCGGATCGGTGCCGAGAAAGATCCCGGCATGGTTCGGATAAACCGTCCGCCCCACTTCCATCACGATCATGTCGCCGCGCTGTGGCTGGTCTACCCGATAGAACCCGGCGGCCTCGTAGTTTGCCTCGTACAGGCTGGTATTGTTCTTGCTCTCCCACCAGCCGTCGGCGCGCTTGAAGGCTTCGAACTCCAGCCCCCACTCGCGTTTGTACCAGTCTGCGCAGACCTGCCAGCAGTCCCAGGCGCCGTGCACGAATGGCCGCTTGAGCAGCGGCACCTCGCCGGACGGTATGACCGTTCGAAGATCGCCTTCGGGCCAGCTGAGAATGTGCCACGGCATGGCCGTCGCCTCGCACATTGCGAGGTCGCGCGGCGACGGCCTGCTGGTCGCGTCCGGATGTGAATGCACCACGCCGATCACCTCGCCGACGTCCTCGGCCGCCGCGTATTCCTCGGGGTCGATTCGAAACTCCTCGTTCGGCTCGGTAGAGATGTTGCGGCACGGGTAATACTGCTGTTTTCGTCCCACGGCGATCAACAGGCCGCAGCACTCTTTCGGGTACTCGGCCGCCGCGTGTGCCTGGATCGCGTTCAAGATGTGCTTACGCATGGTCAGCTCCGCGCTATCAAGGAAACAGCAGGGAAGCCACCGAACGGCAGCGGGTTACCCTCGCCGAAGCGAGGTATGCAGCCCTTGCCCAGCGTGGCGTCGCATTCATCCAGCTCCGGGTTGTCGGTGACGACGCCGTCCTTCGTGACGTACGGGCCGGTGTAGCTACAGTTCGGCCCCCTATAACCGCCAGTGAGACACCAGTGGCAAAGAGTCGTGGCTTGTCGGCCGATAGTCTCATTCCCGACGTCGCCCGGGCTGGCAAGCTCCCAACTGACATTTTCCCCGTCCTCGTTCGTTTTCTGGTCGATGTACCAGACCTCGATCGTCTCTTGGGCTGGGTCTGCCGTGGGGTTGCCGGCCGGGAAGTTTGCGGCGTCCAGGTAGGTGCCCAGCGTGTGGCGCATCGTCAGCTTGAACTCGAGCAGATCCTCGAATGCCAGACAGAGCGCGGTGATGCGCCCATTGACGTTGCCGACCGAAAGCGTTGGCCGAACCGCAGTGCCGTCGCCGTTCGCCTCGATGCCTTCAATCTGCATCGGCCAGGCGCTGTACTCGTTGCCCTGCCAGTAGATGGCTTTCGCCGGCAGTTGGTCGGCATTGTCGCCGGCGGCGATCAGTTCGGCCGCCGTATGCGGAATCGCGTGCCCGTGGAAGCGCAGAACGTCCGCGCCGTAGTCCGTGCCGTCCAATTCAAAGAGCAGCACTTCACTGCCAGGCTCAAGCACCTGGATGTCACTGATCAGCGGCATGATTGCCCCTTATGGTTGGAATGCCCGCTCGAACGTAGCGGTGAGTTTGAAAACGCCGCCGCCCATTGGTGTGGGAGCGGGATTTTTGCAGGTGAACAGCCCGAGTTCGCCGAGCGGCGTTGTCCAGAGAAACGCCTTTGCCCCGGCGTGCCGGTCAAGGAACGCCATGATCTGCTGCACCTTAGCCTCGTGGCCGACGCAGGTGACTGGGTAGGAGTCCTCTTTGTTGTTCGGGCCGTCACCGACGTTCTGCGCGTAGCCGTTACCGAACTTCGAGGTGCGCACCCGATAAGTGATATCGGGTGTTTCCCCGCGCTCGGTCGGCCAGGTGAATTTCTCGATGGCCATCAGCCCCTCCCATTTGTCAGGCGCCAGATTGATCCGCCCGGCTGTAGTGCCCTAGCAATCGCGGTTTCCGCTTCGGTTTTTGCAGCCTGCTGGATGGTCTTGCCAAGCTGGTTGGTCGTCTCTTGCGAAACGCCAGCTCCGTCGCTCCCGGACGTCTGCACCGAGACCGCAACCGGAAAGTTGTACGTGTTGCCGCCACCGCCGGACATAGCTGCGAGTGCTGGCCCGCCGCCGGTGGTCAACGGGGTGACACTCCCGCCGTTGGCACCGGTCATCAGGAATGACCGGCCGCCCTCGTTGTAGAGCTCAGGCCCCAGTTCGTTGACTTCGTACAGGGAGTTCGGCGCAACAGGTCCGCCAGCAGCTCGGAAGCCGGCAAACGAAACAGAGCCGGCACTCGCGTCAAACTGGCTGGCAAAACTGCTGGCACCCGCTTGAGTTGCGCCAGAGGTTGCTGCGCCTGTAGCGCCGCTCCCACCAGTAAAATAGCTGGTTGCAGCTCCGACGAGGCTGCCCAGAAGCGCGGAGCTGGCCTGCCGGGTCGCGATCCTCGCCATATCTGCCAGGATCGATTTAGTGAAGTCAGCAAACGACAACTTCCCAGTAATGGCGAAGTTGACGATCGAGTCTTCCATCGAGCTGAAGGCGTTGCCGAACAGGGTTTTCGTCTGGCCGGCAATGTTGCTCGCCGAGTCCAGATAGTTGGCCCAGGCTGATGTCGCACCCTTTGTCCAATCCCTCTGCGCCGCTTCGACGTCGGCATAGTTCTGCCGGATCTGGTCGGTCGCTGCTTTGTTGGCATCTGCCAGCGCCTGCGACTTCTGCTTGAACTCTTCCGGGTCCATGTTTCTGGATGGATCGGAGCGCTGGTTTTCCAGCTCCAGAGACTGCTGCGCAAACCGGTCTTGCTGGCTGTTCAGCTCATTGCTGAGCGCGTTTTGCCGATCACCTTGGCCTACGCCATTGACGGCACGCTGCCCGGCAAGCGCGAGCGCCTTCTGCTGCTGCCCGAGAGCGGCAACGTACTGGCTGATCGCGTACGTCTGTTTGTCCAGACGCCCCTGCTCGGCGGTGCCCAGCACCTGCTGCTGGCTGTCGGCATCCTTCTGGGCCTTGACCATCGCCGTACGAGCATCGGCAATCTTCTGGTCCAGCTGGATGCGCTGAGCTGCCGTGGTGCTGGACTTGTTCTTCACCGCCTCCAACGCCGCAATCTCGGCCTCGTAGGCGGCCGTGATCTCATCTCGTTCATTGCCGATCAGGCCGTCCCGCTTTTGGGCGTAATCAGCCTGGGAGATGAGCCCAGCCTTCTGCGCGGCATCCAGTTGCTTCTGGGCGTTGCTGTATTCAGCCACAATTGCGGTGAGCTGGTTTTTGGCATCGTTGAAGCTGGTTAGGTCGACATTTGAGCCTGCCTTCTTGGGTTCCTTGAACTTGTCGTTGATCGCCTGAAGGGATACCGCATATTCGCGATTGATCCGATCAGCATCGACGTTGTTGCCGCCTAATGCCTTGGCTCTATTGCGATCAAGCTCTGCTATTTCGAGCTTTTGCTTCTGCTCCTTGTCGAGGCCTGCCAAGTAGCTGGAGTGCAGCGACTTACCAGCCTCTATCGCATCGTCTTCAGCCTTTCTTCGATCACCTTCGGCTTTGGCGTTCGCCTCGACTTCAGCCTTCTGCCTTTTCAGCGCGGCAATCTGTTCTTCGATGAACTTGGTGGAGCTGCTTCCGCTACCGAGGTCATCCGGGAATAGATTTGCCAAGAAGCCCGTTTTTCGGTCATCGAGGATTTTTTGATAGTTAGCAATCTGGGCGTCGAATGACTGGGTTCGACCAACATCAAGCGTGGCATCCAGCGCTTCAGAAGCCGCAGACTTAACGGCCTTCCAGCCTTTTTCGATCAGGCCAAGGTTCTGAGTTATCTCCCCGGCCCGCGACTTCACAACATCTGCGTAGGTGTCGGTGAGGAGCTTGACTGCGCCAACCTCATCGCCCTGCTCTTTCAGCGCCACGATCTGCGAATACACGGACGCCGTTAGGAAGTGGTACTGATCATTGAGCAACTTCGCTGCTTCAACCGGGTCATCGGCGATTTTCACGAACTCAGCAACGGTCGTATCAATTGACTTACCGGTTGCCTTCTCCATGGAAAGAGCAGCTTCAGCAATCTCAACAAAACTGCCGCTGGCCAGCTTGCCGTTACCAGCCAAACTCGCAAGGACATCCGCAGCGGCACCTGTGGTACCGACAACAGAGCTGACCTGACGCGCCATATCAGTGAGCTGATTTGCGCTGGTCCCAGCAGCATTTCCGGTGAGGATCAGTCCATCGCTGTATGCGTTCTGCTCCTCGCTACCTTTGTAATAGGCGTACGCCAACCCGCCGATTGCGGCTGTTACAAGGGCGATAGGTGCAGCGAGTGAGAAAAAGCTGGCAGCACTTGCACCAGCACCAGCACCAAGCTGAGCAACCGCACGCGCACCATTCCCCCAGTCTCCGGCCTGCAGAGCGTTCGCCAGCTGCATGACGTTCTCTTGCGCTTGGCGGGTGCCAAGCTTCAGCTTGTCGAATGTTCCTTCTGTCGCAGTAACTCCGGCCCGGTCTTTACCAACTTTGGCCAGAGCGGCGTTATAAGCATCAACATCTATTGCGCCAACTCTGAAAGCCTCATGCGCCGCCTTTTCCTGCGCCTCCAGCTTGGCCAGCTTCGCGGTGACCGGGTCGATGCCGTTAACCGTGCGCTTCAACGCTTCGATCTGACGGTTTTCAGCATCGATCAGCCGCTGCTTCTGCGCCATCTCCTTGGCTTCGGCTTTCTCGATCTTATCGAAGGATTTCCCGAGCCGATCCTGATAGGACTCCTGCTGCTCAATGGTGACGAGACCGCCCTTGCGAGCGCGCTCCAGCAAGCCTTCAGCCTGGATCAGTTGCTCCATGCTGCCGATGTTGCCGGACATCGCCTTGTCGAGCTGGCTAATGATCGCGATTTCACTGGCCGCGCTGGCACCGGCCTTGCGGCTGGCATCAACCTGACGCTCTTTAGCGCCCGTCGCCTTGTCGATGCCCTGAGCAGCCTCATTCTCGGCCTGGCTGATCTTCTTGGCGGTGTTGGCCAGGCCCTCGCCCGACTTGCCGAGATCATCAATCGCCTTTTCGGCATCAACTGCCGAGTCGACCAGCTTGTCGAGATCGTCAGCCGCCTTGGATGCCGACGAGGAGTTCACCTCGATGCCGAGGGACGCGAAGGTGGTGCTCATTTACTGTCCCTCTGTTCCGCCATAACTCGCAGGGCTTCTGCTTCCATGACGCGGATATCTGGAAAGACGTCGGCGGCATCCGACCGGGTAAGCCCGAGGAAGCCGGCGACATGGCGAATTGACGCGTAATCGAGTCCGGTAGCGCCGCACGCGCCTGTACGCCACTGAGTGCCCATCGCCTCGAAGACCTTGAAGGCCTGCCAGACATCAGGCCAGACCTCACAGAGTTCTTCGGGTATGTCACGAAGAGAAAGGCCGAAGGCCGCCAACGATTCGGCTGACGGCCCCGGCTCGTACAGCTTGCGGGAGACGCTTAGGAGTTTCCCAGGCGTGCGTTGCTGAATGCATCGGAATAAGCGGCCAGCACCGCGCCCGGAGTGGCAGCGATGGACTTGACCAGGATGCGCAGGTTTTCGTCGGTGAACTCTTCGGCGATATCCCAGCCGGCGACGATCGCCTTCAACTGCTCGACCTGCAGATCAATCAGCAAAGCAGTGAACCGCTCAATGCCGGCGTCTTCCGCTTTCTCCTTGAGCGCCTTGTGACGCTCACCCCACTCCGCGTAGAGCCCGGCCAGTTCGGTGCGATCGCGATATTTGAATTCGAACCCAACGCTGACCGGGTCACCACCAACCGTTGGCAGCATGACGACGTGGTTGAAGGTTGGATTCCGGACGAGTGTGAACTTTGCCATGTGCCTTCCTTACGCCGAGGCGCTATAGCGGGTTGGGCGGCCAGTCAACGCGATACTGATAACGCGAGTCATCAGGTTGTTGCGCGACATGGTCGGGGTCGAGGTGATCGAGACGTAGCCGTTGTAGATGATCCGGCTGCCGCCCGGCAGGTTCAGGCGCAGAACGCGGGCTTGCTTGTCATCGTCCGCCGCTTCGCAGACATCGACATAGGGCTGCGATGGATCGTCGGCGACCGTGATGGTCAGTGTGATCGGGTTCTTGGTGGTCGGCATCTGGCGGTCGTCATCGTCGGCCAGGAAGCCGAACGTCAGAAACTGCTGGTCGCCGCCGCTCGACCCGAGCTCGGTGATTTTCGAGATCTCGGTGAAGGCCGTCACCTCACGAGCGGAACCGACGCCCGAACCGGCCGGATACTGCTGAATGTTCGTGGTGTTCACGCCATCGAGTGCAAAGGTGCCGCTGGCAATCTCGCCGACTTGCACGGCACGGCCGTCCAGGCGGGTCCAGCCAGAGCTGAGGGCGATGATGTCGCCCTCGGCCAGACCGTGCGCTACAGCGGTAGCCAATGCCGGATTGGCATTGGTCAGGGCGGTGAATGGGATTGCAGCGCCATAGGCGGAAGCAATTTCGAAGGTCGCGCCGTTGGGCATTTGAATGCCGGCCATGGGGTTTTCCTCTCTTCAGAAATGACAAAACCCGCTCAATGGCGGGTTTTGGGATTGCCTAAAAACTGGCAAATTTGCTAACAGATCAACAGAATCAGCTCATCACGATTTCACCATTTTGGAATAGGCTGCAGGCCAGTCGCGCTGCGCTCCGATGACGTGCTGTTTGAGATTATTTTCCTGCCAAGAGTTAGTAAATGGAACACAAGACACCAAAATTTTTTCGGTCTCACCTACAAAAAAATTACGTGCCTTTTTATATGTCTCATCTGATATTTGATTGCAAAAATAAACAATGAGCCCATCAAAATAGAATCGAAAGCTATTGGAAATGATGTCGGGCACCTCATCTCCTTCTCCCATTTCTCGACCAATCAAAGGGGCCAGATTATGGCGAGGACCGATAGTCGAGTGCTGCATCAGAAAAATAGGAATGAAGTCCAGTGGCTGACTTTCTCCGGTTACCAGCATCAAGCGTAACTTCTCTAAATCCTGATCAGGAAGAGAAACACCATTGAACTCGGATCGTGAGGATGCTGCTGCACGCCAGAGCAGGCTTAAGAAAAAAAGACGAAGCCTGCGGTGGTCCAGGCCCATAATTGCTCGAATGCCATAGCCGTCAAAAAGCTCTGCGTCTGGATCCGGTAGATTTTCACTCTCCCCCCATCCACTCCAAACCATAAAATTATTTCTCAGCTCTGTAGCAGCAAAAGAGTCGAGATCAGCAAGAATATTCTCTCCCTTCCTCACAACGAGTCGATTGTCGTACCAACTGCTTGGTCGTCTCGTCAAGCGCCGGCCCGGGCCACCTTCGATAAAAAAATTTCCGCCCTCCGGGCTCGTAAATGCCTGAGGGATGATGTGCGAATCAACGAATGTGCCATCTGCGTGCGTGAGCTTGCATCGTCCAAAAGCCATCTAGTTGCTCCTAAAAAATATGATTTTATGAGCGAAGATCTCAGATGGCTATACCTACCCTTTACTACATATCAGCTCTATACATGAACGAAACCGGTACGGTGAAGGTCGTGTCGCCTGGAATACCTGGCCCCTGATCGACCAGCGTCATGGTCACCACAGTCAGCGAATTCTTCGTGATTCGCTCGTACAGTGGAAACAGCGCGGCGATCTGGTCGCCCAGCGCACCGGCCGCGCCGCGATACTTGCCCGCCGGCGTCACGATGCTGACCTGAAACACGCCGGTGAACAGCTTGTGATCGCCTGCAAGCGTGTTGCTCGCGGTATCGCCCGGCAGAGTGAAAGCTCGCAGGTAGGTGACACCATTTCCGGGCTCATAGGCCTCGTTCTCGACGACGACCTTGATGGGTGTCGGCAAAGCCTTCGCCCAGGCGATCAGCCGGGCTTCGTAGATCGAAGCGATGATGTTGTGGCTCATACCTGGTTATTCCTGATGGCTTCGTCGACGATCTGCTGGAACCGCGCGAGCGTGATGCGCACCATGCCGCCCGGCGCCTGCTTGGAATGGCCGTATTCGAGCGGCACCGCATATGGCAGATTGTTCACGATGTACGCCGTTTGCCCTATCGTCAGTTGCTCGACCTGAAGCCTGAGCTTCGCCAGCGTGACGCCGCCGGCCGGATCGACCTGATCAAGCTCACCTTCAGCCGGTGCCCCTATAGAAAATTGCCAGTTACCACGGAACCGGCCGCCGACGTAATCCTTGCCGGCAACCAGTCCATTCACGTTGAAGTTCTGGTCGCGCTCGGTTTTTGTCAGCGGCTTCGCATACTTCACGCCGCGCTTCAGTTTGCCGGCTTTGGTGAAATTGCCCTCGTCGAGATTGATGATCGTGTTGCGCACGGCGACTTTGAAGTCATAGGCATCGGCGGCGCGGGTGTTGGTTGCGCGATGCGCCACGTTCGCGGCCCAGATCTCGGGGTTACCCACCGGTGACATGCGGATGACGCTGCTACCGATCTCGATCACGATTTCGCGGAAGGTGGCGTCGAGCCCGGCCTGGACCTGCTCGGCGAACTGGCGAATGTTCTCGGCAAAGCTGCCGTTGAGGCCTGTGTATTTACTCACGTCAGACCCTCAACTGAATGGTCCAAGTGGCACCAGCAGGATCCTGAGCGACGTTGAGCGCGCGCTTGCCGCCAATGATGTCGCCAATTTTTGGAGTGGCAGCCTCTGCTGTTCGCTCTCCAATCACGGTGATGAATAGCTCGTTCTGCAGTACCAGCAGCTTTTCGTCGGTCGTCTGGATCAAGGAGCCGTCGATTTCTTTGGCTAGGTAGCTGCCAAATACTCCACGACCGCCGTAGGTAGTGATCACTTCGGGCGCACCGCCCAGGTCAGGGTCATACTCGCCCACAACCTTGCACACACCTGTCACTGGCTTCACCGCGTCGGCAAGGCCATCAGGATCATCGAACGCTTCAGACATTTCGGCCTGGATCTCTTCACGCATGCCCATGATCAGGTCCTCTTGAGCATCATTACACCGGAGCGCTTGATCCACGGGTCGAGCAGCGCCAGAGCGAAATTCACACCCGCTGACTGATCGGTAGAGCCCGCCACGTAGGTCTTGCTCACTGACGTGCCGGACTGAGCCGATACGGTCTTGCTCTGCACTTCCTTCTGCGTGGACGTGTACAGCTTGCCCGCCGCCGCCTCTTTGGCGACCTGAGCGCCGGCTGTTTTGATCTCGGCCGGAACCGGATCTGGAACAGCCCGCTTAATCTTGGTCGTGAGCCAGGCATTGGCCATGGCCACGGCAAGGACCGGATCACCGGTGCCGGCCCAGCCAGGACCGAGCTGAGCGTCTACATCGGCGACGGTGATGAAGTCAGTCATGTGCTTGTCCTTATTCCGCCGGCACCAGGGCCTGCAGGTCTTCTTT